CGCAGAACCTGATGCATCAGCCCGCTTGAATCAGTGTAGGTATGTTCGCCCAAGTCTTTAACCTGAAGACCCGCAACACTGCCTTTAGGGTAGATTCCATACACCGTATCGTCCCCCCAACCGATCAGCCAAACCGACGTGTTATCCGACCCGGAACCGTCGCCCGCGATAATGTTGTCGGCATTGCCCGCGCTCAAATCGTCGAATCTCGGCGCAAACCCGAGAAACCGTTCAGGATACAGATCCGTATCCCCATACGCCAACGTTGTCGCCATTGTTTGGCTCATACCCTCAATGAACGCTTTGTCTTCCGATAGCCGCCACGCCGCAGTGTTGCCGTTGAGCTTGGCCAGATCAACGTCCACCTGTGCGTAAGATTCAAGCATACCCGCAGTGTCCACAACCTGCTGCGTGGTGCTCTTTTCCTGCGCGACACCGTAGTTCAGCTTGCGCCACGTACCGGTAGGAAGTCCCGTGCGGATAGTGACCATGTGCCCGGTAGGGAGGTTACCCTCTTTCCACACCATATCGTCAAGCCACTCGTTCTTTTCGGCGAGTATCTCTACCACCTTGTCAATTTTGCCATTCGGATCAAGACGCCTGGCGGTGTCCATAAGCGTTACGTTCGTACCACCAATAGTTGCCATTGTATAAACTCCTTATAGCAGCTATCTGCTATTTCATAGTTGGGAACAAAACGTGCGCCGTATCTTTCGGCGCAGATCGCGTGGTGCCATGAAGGAAGCTGTCTTCCGATATCATTGCACCTACATTAGCCAAAAAACCGACAACCGCCGGATGGTCACCGAGCCAGCTGTCCGGTGCCGATACAAGCTTGCGAAAGTCCTCCGACGCAAGGTCGGACGCAATCGCTTTCTTCGCGAGAGCAAGATGCTTCTCGTGCTCCGGCATCGCCCTGACTTCACCACGCCACTCTTCACGTTGCGCCTGAAAATCAGCTTGGATTCTTTCGTCTTCAGCTTGTCGCCCGGCAGAGTACACGTCTACCAGCTTCTGCGCAGCATCTTGCGACAGTTTCAGTTCTCTGGCAACCGGCAGGAAACCGTCAAGCATCGGCTGATCCAGCACCATACCTTCCGGGAGGCTGAACTCCTCGTAGGTATCCGGCGTGGTACCCTCCGCTTTCTGCTCCTTGGTCTCTTCCGGCTTAGTCTCGGCGCCTTCACTCAACAGTGTGCCCTCAACAGGCTCGACGGGAGTGTCAGAGGTCGCAACCGTCTGATCACCTTTCGAGTCATCTGCGAGCAACGGTGCCTCTACGGTCGCGTTTACTGCTTGGGTGTCATTCGTCACAGTATCCGTAGCTACCTGAACGGTCATTTCTCTCTCTCCTTTTCAACTCTTTACGTTGCTGTTTTCGTTTCAATAGCTCTATGTGCTCCTTCTGCATCGTAGCATACAATCCGGGACATGACGTGTTGATATCAGCAAATAGCATGAGCCCGATATTGCGCTCACCTTCACGGAAATAGGTTTCAGAGTTTCCCGTAAACGACGAGGTATAAATGTGGCACCTATCCAACAGTCTCCACACAAACCGCCGACCTTGCGGCGTACCCATTACATGCTGAAGGTCGCGCACTTCCGTAGCCAGTTCATTGTGCTGATCTTGTGTCTTTTCCGCCATTCCACCACCTAATTCACCGACCTACCCAACAGCGCGTTGAGCGCGTTATCCGAACCCATATCGGCCTTGCTCAGCGTCTCTGCGCCCTGTGCGGCGACCATGGCCGCATCACCCAACTGCTGCGCTTGCTCCTGCTCTGCGCGAGCCTGTCTGATTTGCGCCACCCGAGTGCCAGGCACAACAATTGTGGGCGGTGTGCCAAGCGCGTCGGCATACAGATCCAGTGCTTCGTCCAAGTCCACCTTATCTAAGATATCTGGCTTTACCGCCGCAAGACCGCCGGCAAACCCGATGAACCCCTCGATAGCGCCCAGCCCTACCAGCTTCTGTGCTTGCGCCAACAGGCTGATATACTCGACACGAATGGGTCGCCCTGCAATCTCTGCGGGGGGTTCCGGAATGAGCCCTGCTCGATCCATTATTGCAAAAATCCGGTCAATAGCCCTGTCCGCCATTTCGGTATGTATGCGTTCTAGTACCGGACCCAGTATTTGGAGCTTTTCCTCATGCCTCTCCGCAATCTCTGTAGCAGTAGTGCCCGAGCGCAGAGGCAGTGATGATATCATTCGGAACAGATCGACATAGAAGTGTTCATTGACTGTGGCTCGATCTTCATTAATAGCCTGCCGCACGTCGGACAGATCCTGCGGCGGCTCCACTAAGGGACGGAAACCCGACCACTGGTTGGTCACGTTGTTGACGTAGGTTATCCCACCCGGTATGTCGTTGACTTCCTCAAACCTCATATCCGCAGGCCCTTGAAGCGGCGTCTCGACTCTCTTGTCAACCCCGATGTAGTACTTTTCCCTCATCTTCTGCAGGCCCTTCACGTCGGGCAGAGCGTCCATGCCGGGACCGCCGGTCCCGTACACAGCGCTTCCGACTACATCCCATCTTGGAGCCATAACCGGGAACTCATGAAAGCCGCTGACCCGTAGCGGATGCCCCCCGTGGTTACCAACTTCATAGTACACACTTCGCCAGGGGCGGCCCATTGCGTCACGAAGCTCCATTCGGTTGTCATTAGGCTCGATAAAGTGTACTACGTCAAACCGGGTATCCGTGCCCGTAGTTCCTTCTGCTGCGGCCTTTACCTGCGCACTTACACTGTCTTTACCGAACTCTTCGACCAGCTGCAGTGCTGTTGGGAAGAATCTCCGCACAAACGTATTGACCTGCCCTCTATGGTCGCATGCAAGGCAATACTCGCCAATCGTATACGGCACGCAGTTTATGACCGTATCGTAATCCTCCAATATGGCGAATGCCGCAGTTTGGAACGCGCCCAACTCTGCATACGTATGGTAGCAAGCGTTGTAGAAGTTGCTTCCCGCCATCACGCTGCGCATTCTGCGCTCAACTTCGAACAACCACTCCCGCACGTTGTGACTATCCGCTAGCGCTTGATCTTCGCTACCGAGACGGAACCAAGGGCGGGACTTCGACGTTATGCCGGACTGCATGCCGGAAGCCAGTGTTTTTAGTGCCATGATACCCGTAGGATCATATATCGTGGCGCCCTTCTTACTCCCATCGTCGTCTTCCGTCGCGCTCACTCCGTCCAGCCCTCGTCCCCTATGTGTTGCGCACAGATCCCGTATCTCAGCCCAATGAGATCGGAACTCTTCCCGAGCCGATTCCAAAGCTATGCGGCGGGCATCGAGCCTATCTATTGCGTTTCGTAAGTCGGCCATATCAACCACCTAACAGGTTCTGCTTCGTAGTCGAAGCCGGGGCGAATGGACTTGTCGCGCGGCTACTTCGAACGAACCGCGCGCGTCGTCGCGCTTCGTCCCGAGCATCAGTGCGTCTCCGTGTCGCGTCGTCATCTAACGGACGATCCGCAAAGCTGTGCGTGGTGGGCGGTTCTTTCGGCTTGGGCGGATCGTCAGGCTCCATGCGATCTCTCATCTTCGTGTAGAGCCATCCCGCCATCGTAGTTTGCTTAACGAACTTCTCCATCGAACTGCCCATTACCTCACCCCTCCTAACAGCTTTTTCCCGCTAACCTGCGCAGGTTGTGCCAGTCCCATGGCGCCAGTAGGCCTTCGTGAGCCTGCCGCCAGGATAGCTCTGCGTCTAGCCTCATCTCGGGACGTGCCGTAGGCCACCGCACGTTTAGGGTCCTTGACAGGCTCCAACAAAGGGGCCGGAGTAGGCGGAGGGGGAGAGCTCGGGGACGGTCCACTAAATATGCTGCCCATCTTAAAGTACCTCATAGCTTCTGTTGGTCGTGTGCCTGGCAGAGCGTGCCAGCTTCGCCAGCTTCGCGGTGTTCGCCCCGACTATCCTATGCACTTCGCGCAACTCTTCCGCCGACAACCCCAGGTAACTCTCTTCACACAGCATGAGTTCAAGCGCTTCATGCTCACCTATATGTACGGGTTGGGTCATTACAATACC